ATAATTACCACGTTAGCCGTAATAAACTTACTCACAAGTACCCTCTTATCCAAGAAGGAGAGAAGATCAAGTTTCTCTACCTCAAGACCCCCAACCCCATCCAGGAAAACGTGATCTCGTTCTTCCAGAATCTCCCACCAGAGTTCAACGTTGAGAAGTACGTGGACTTTAACAAACAATTCGAGAAGTCGTTCTTTGAACCGCTCAAGAACGTGCTAGAATGTATCGGTTGGGACTACGAGCGGTCTGTTTCACTGTTATCATTTTTCTAAATTATGAGTTTTCTAGACACTGTTATTAAGGACAGCAAGAATGAGTACGCTTCATTTGTTAGCGACGGGGTTTCTGCTGGCGACATTGAATCTTTCGTTGATACTGGCAGTTACGTGGTTAATGCCCTGGTTAGTGGTTCGATTTTCGGAGGTTTTCCTTCCAACAAAATTACTGCCGTGGCAGGAGAATCGGGCACGGGCAAGACTTTCTTTTGCCTCTCTGTGGTTCGTAATTTCCTTGATACTGATCCTGCAGCTGGAGTCATTTATTTTGAAACTGAGTCTGCCATTAGTAAACAGATGATTGAGAGTCGTGGTATTGATTCCAGTCGAATGATTATATTTCCAGTTAATACAATCGAAGAGTTTCGTACTCAGTCTGTGAGGATCATCGATAAATACATGGAACAACCAGAGGACGAGCGCAAGCCATTGATGTTTGTGTTAGACTCCTTAGGTAACCTTGCTACCAACAAAGAAGTTGAGGATGCCACGAACGACAAGAACGTTCGTGATATGACAAAAGCGCAACTGGTCAAGTCTGCTTTCAGGATCTTGACACTCAAGCTTGGCAAGGCTAACATACCAATGATCGTCACCAACCACACCTATGATGTTATCGGGTCTTATGTTCCAACCAAAGAAATGGGCGGGGGAAGTGGTCTCAAGTATTCCGCCTCTACAATCGTTTATCTCGGAAAGAAAAAGGAGAAGGATGGAACGGATCTCATCGGAAACATTATCAAATGCGAGGCTAAGAAGTCTCGTTTGACACGGGAAGGATCAAAGGTAGAGACTAGACTGTACTTTGACGCTAGGGGCTTGGAGAGGCACTATGGATTACTTGAGATTGGCGAGCGAGCAGGATTGTGGAAAAATACTGCTGGACGCTATGAGATTGATGGAAAGAAGATCTATGCCAAAGCAATCCTCAAAGACCCAGAAGCGTACTTCACCCCCGAAGTCCTAGAAGCAATCGACGCTCAGGCACAGAAAGAATTTTTGTATGGCACAGATGACGACTGAGAAAATTGAACTATCAATCCTCAGAAATCTCTTGTTCAATGAACCATTCTACCGTAAGGTAGTACCATTTGTTAAACCTGAATATTTTGAGGACCACCATGAGCGTATCATTTACGAGGAAGTTTGGAACTTCGCTAGTAACTACGATACTGTCCCTACTTCGGAGGTTCTTATCATCAACCTCCAGGATCGTAAGGACATTACTGAGGAGGCGTACTCGACGGCGGTACAAACCCTCAAGTCCTTTGAGGACATCCCAGTTGAACACAACTGGTTACTTGACACCACCGAGAAGTGGTGTAAAGACAGAGCAATCTACCTTGCCCTACTCGAATCGATCAAGATTGCTGATGGAGGTGAAGCAAAGGTATCGAAGGACGCGATTCCCTCAATACTACAGGAAGCTCTGGCTGTTTCGTTCGACGAGCATGTAGGACACGACTACGTTGACAACGTTCAAGAACGTTATGAATACTATCACATGGAGGAATACAAGACTCCGTTTGATATTGATAAGTTCAACATTGTCACTAAAGGTGGACTGTCTAACAAGACATTGAACATTGCTCTTGCTGGTACTGGCGTGGGTAAATCTCTGTTCATGTGTCACATGGCATCTGCTAGTCTTTCTCAGGGTAAGAATGTTCTCTATATCACTATGGAGATGTCGGAAGAGAAGATCGCTGAACGTATTGATGCTAACCTACTTAACGTTAACATCAAAGACATTTCTGATATTCCTGAGCAGATCTTCACCCAACGTGTCCAGGAGATTGGTAGAAAAACTCAAGGTCGTTTGATCATCAAAGAGTATCCTACTGCCTCTGCTCATGCTGGACATTTCAAAGGACTCCTCAATGAGTTGTCGTTGAAGAAGTATTTCAAACCAGATATTATCTTCATCGACTATCTAAATATCTGTGCTTCTTCTAGGTACAAAGGACACATTGTCAATAGTTATACCTATGTTAAAGCAATTGCAGAAGAACTCAGGGGTCTTGCTGTTGAGAACGACGTACCAGTCGTATCAGCAACTCAAACTACTAGGAGTGGTTTCGGTAATAGTGACGTTGACCTCACCGACACTTCTGAGTCCTTTGGTTTACCTGCCACAGCAGACTTTATGTTTGCTCTCATTAGTACCGAGGAGCTTGAACAGTCTGGCAGAATCATGGTTAAACAACTTAAAAACAGATACAACGATCTCACATACTATAGACGTTTCACCGTGGGTATTGACAGACCGAAGATGAAGCTCTATAATGTTGAGGATTCAGACGCTGACAACATTCTCGATACAGATGATGATGACACGTTTGAAACATTTGAAGATGCTTCTTCTAAACAAAACCGCCTAGATAAATTCTCCAAATTTGTAATATGACAATCAATTTTTCTCGCTATGAAACTTTCGTTGACGCTGTGACCTCAGATGCTTCTAAAGATTTTGTCGCTCTTGCTGACCGTATGGTTGAGCTTGATCGAAAGGGTGCCAATATTGAGCGTCTTCTTACTGCTGGGGTTGGGATTAATGCTGAAGGTGGTGAGTTTCTTGAGATCGTTAAGAAGATGGTCTTCCAAGGTAAGCCTTGGGACGAGCATAATCGAGAGCACCTTATTATTGAATTGGGTGATCTTCTTTGGTACGTAGCACAAGCAACTCAGGCATTGGGTGTCTCCTTTGAGGAAGTTATCGAACGTAATATCACCAAGCTTGAGAAGAGGTATCCAGGTGGAAGTTTTGATATTTACTATTCGGAGCATCGTCAAGAAGGCGACCTGTAAATGCTTAGTCTCTGGATTCATACGGTAGCATTCTTCCAAGTGGTTGTGGTAAATTGTATCCAACCAGTTAACTGGCAGTATTGTTACCGTGTTGACCAGTGGTTAGTACCAGAAGTAATCGAAGGATATAAGATATGGTCTGGTAAAACTCATCCATACCAATCAGAAAAAGACTATCTAGAAGACCTTCCCTAAATATTAGGGGAGGATTTTTTTATGGCATATTCTCAAAGACCAGCAAGCGTAGAGGAAGTTCTATCTATGGCTGTTTCTGGTGGATATAAACCAGAAAAGGTAGATGCTATACTGGATCTTTATAACTATCTACGAGCAACCTATAAGAACATTGATAAACCTCTGCTTCTTCAGTCAGCAGCGGGTAAGAATGAAGTTAAAGTTATCCCTTCAATCCTCGCTTCAGACTCTAGTTTAGATATTGCTGATAAAGCAAAGTCTGGTAAGACACTTGCTAGCAGAGCAGGTGTAAGACTAAGTATTAAATTTGGAATTGGTAGTAGTTCTGGTAATGGTGGTATCAGATACAACATGGGCAATGCCGCCGAGGGAATTCTTGCTGCTGCTATAGTGGCACGGTTCATTAACAAGGCGAGAAGAATTAATGCTGCCGATGTTGTGAAGGTTCTCGACCAGTTAGAGTCTGGTGTTACTACTAGAGGACAGAGAACATCGTATGTTACAAAGACTTTTAAGTCACCGAACTTTAAGACAGCAAAGGAAACTAAAATTGTTTTAGATGATGATGTAAAAGTTGAGATCGCTTTGTCTCCAACAAACATGGCATTGGTATTCCCTGATCATTTCTTTGGTACTGATGTAGAAGAAAAATCTCAAGCACTAGTTGACCGAGCATCTATTATTGAACCGTGTATACAGTATGCCAACAGTAGAGAGATCTCTTTACTGTCAAATGTGATGTACTATAACAGGGTGAAAGATAACATTCACATCAATGCTGATGGTGTTGGTGATGAGACAGGAACTAAAGTTGATATCTATTTGACTATCAATGGTAAGAAGAGTATTGATATTCCAGGAAGATATTCTTCTCCACGATCTAAAGGTGGACTGCCAACCAGTCAGAAGTTAAACATAACTCAGATCTCATTGAAGAGAGAAGTAAACCAATTTGCTCAGGTTGGTGGATGGGATATTGAAACTGTCCAGAATCTTTGGGGTAGAATACTTGGAGAAGATATAAGATCAAACTCTCAACTGGTCAGAATCTATGAAGAAGAGAATAATGAGACCCATTTGACTACTAAGCATCACGCCGCTGCTGTAATGGGTAAAGTATATACCTGGGCAAACAATAGACTCCAAACTAAATTTAGAGATGCTAGATGGAGAGAGCATTTCGTAGATACAATACATAATTTTGCTACATATAATGAAGAGAACGTAGCTCTAGTAGAAATTGTTGGTTCTACGTTTGAAAGATATGATATGAGGAAACTACTGCCAGCATTGAACGGTGTACCATCTGCTGACATTCCTCCAAACCTAAAACTGTCCTCAAGGATCAGGATGTCCACCCCTCAGAACGCTACTAGTAGTCCTTTGCCAGTTGTCGTAGTGTCTGTGGAGAACGCCAACAACGGTCAGACCCATGATATACTACAGATAAGACACAAGATCGAGTGGGGTGGAACCGCTATCCGAAACTACGTTGAGAAACAACCTGGACTTCACACCTACGCTTTCGGTTAATCATGTCAGCTAATCTTCACCTAGAACACCTAGAAGATAGCATCCTGTTCGACGGAAGTCAGGGTGCCACCGATGCTTTTATGTTTCTTGATGAGCTTGCCCGTGTCTTTAGTGGACAAGGCAACAACTCTTTTAAAATTACAACTAAGTGGGATGGTGCTCCCGCTGTGTTTTGTGGCATATACCCTGGCACCACACGATTTTTTGTTGGTACTAAATCTGTATTCAACAAAAATGCTAAGATAAATTTTAGAGACTTAGATATTGACGCCAATCACGGTCATGCTCCTGGACTCGTTTCTAAACTGAAAGACGCCCTCAAATATTTTCCTACCCTTGGTATCAATGGGGTGGCACAGGGTGATCTTCTGTTCACAGACGACAAGAAGTATGAAACCATCAACGGGGAGAGATGTATCACATTCACTCCTAACACAATTACATATAGCATACCAG